GCATTGGTAAATGTGTCACTATTTAATGTGGTTGAATTTATCGTACCGCCTGTAATAGCTACTGCATTAGCATTTTGAGTAGCCATCGTACCCAAACCAGTCACTTGACCAGATGGGATTGAAATAGTCACATTGGCTGCTGATGTAGCTCTACCTTTGGCATCAAGGGTTATTTGTGAAACAGTTGACGCATTACCGTAAATACCTGCTGTAACACCGCTAGTATTGAGGGTAGGATTAGGGTAAGTACCAGTAAGATCACCGCCAGCAACGCCCCCAGGAGAAGTACCACTAATGGTGACATTAGCAGCAGCAGTAAGCTGTCCTTGAGCATTAACTGCGAAAGTAGCGACTGTAGTTGCATTTCCGTAAGCTCCAGCAGTAACAGTCGTGTTAGCAATACTTAATGTGCCTGATCCTGTAATTGGACCACCTGTTAATCCTGTGCCAGATCCGACTGAAGTAACTGTTCCGTTATACGGATTGTTTATTGTTACATTCCCAGTAAGAGCGCCACCACCAGTAAGGTTAGTACCAGCGAGAACATAAGTTGTATTGGGAACTGCGCCAGTAACAGATGCAACAGGAATAGTTGTACTAGCAGTAACAGGGCTAGTATTGTTTGCATACATATACCCAGTAAGGCTTGTAACGGTAATACCATTAAACGCTTCATTAGCTGAACCATCTATTTTTTGCCAAACCGATCCATTAAATACTGCCCAATCGCCAATAGACCACAGACTGATACCATCAAGAGTAGTAGTACCAGCAACAGACACAACATAATAGCCACCTTTAGTTCCCACCCCAGAAACAAGGGTAGGTGTATTGGTAGATGCGTTCCAAGTGCCAAGATAATTTACCGCACCTGCTGTGCCACCACCCCCACCTGCGACCTTAAGAACCATGTTTTAAACTCCATCGCCAGGGGTTATGTAAATGACAGCAGAACTCGTGCTAACGCCAGTAAAGTAAGCATTAGGTATAAAAGTAAGAATTTCATCGGTGCTAGGAAGCAAGGGAAACGCTGTGCCAGTAGAGGTAATTGTGGTTGCAGCGTTGGTTGCATCAGAAGCCGTTGTGCCATACCCTAAAAATACTACGGTAGTACCGCTATTGATGATGCGATATTGATTACCACCAATAGTGCTGTTTACGACTTGTACAGGTGTAGGTGCGCTAGTATTAGCTGTAAAAGTTACGGTGTTACCAGTTTTAGTAAAGGCATTGATTCCCATTACGCACCTCTTATCATAATTGCTTGAAAATATGTATTTCCATTTCCACTATTAAATGTAGCGGTAGAACCGCTATTTTGATTTACATATACTTGAATGTAATCAGTAGATCCATTGCAATAAACTAATCCTGAACCATAAGCACCTAAATAATTAGATGAAGAAGTTGAATAAGCCATTTGTTCATAATTAGAACCATTTTTATAAAGTTTTAAAGCACAAAAAGCTGTAAATGTAGCAGTAGAACTTAAGCCAGCGGAAACTTGATAATATCCAGCAACAGTAGGAGTAAATCTATAAGTTGAATTGTTGTAATTTGAATTAGTATCAAAAATAACTGTATTCGCTGGGATTACAGTGTCGGTTGAACTTAATGCAGTAAAATTTGTGCTTGGAGTAGCGCTAAACGCTGGACCAGCCACCGCAGTAGCAGCAGATCCAGTTACGCTAGTTATACCCGCTGTACCGTCTAATGTAATAGTCATATTAAGCTCCTACCTTTGCTTGTAATGCTGCAATTTCTGTTGCTTGTGTATCTACAAGGGCTTTTAGTTCTTGAATGGCTTTAACCAATACTGGCAACATATCGCCCATCTTTAATGTTAAATATGGTGTGCCATCTTCAGCTTTATTGTCTTTTTCTTCTCCAACTAACTCAGGTAAAACAGGCTGAACATCTTGAGCAATAAAACCATAAGTAGGTGCTAATTCAGGATGAGCAATAAATTTAAAAGTTACAGGATTTAACTTTGTAACTTCATTCAAACCATACTGAATTGGCTCAATATTTTCTTTTGCTCTGCGATCTGAAAGAGAACTGATAGAAGTGAATTGTGCGTAAATTTGACCGTTATTTGCTACTGCAAACTCCTTGGTACTTCCATTTGTTCCAACAATTATGTCAGCAGAGGGACTGTTTACATAAAACGCTCCAGCAAAAGAAGTGCTTGTTGTGCCAATTGCAAACTGTCCACCTCCAGGTTGCCAATACACGCTTCCGACATTACCAGCGGAAGTTAACCCTTGAAATGCGGGAGCTGAATAGTTTGATTGTGACCACCAAACACCAGCTTGAGATCCGTTTACAAAGCCTAAATAAGCATCGCTACGACCACGAATAATTCCATTTACATCAAATTTATAGCTAGGACTAGTAGTACCAATACCCACGTTTTGTGAAGTATCAATAGTAACAGCCGTATTACCGTTATTGGTTTGTAGCGCTAAATTACCGCTGGTGTCACCAGTAATAACAACGCCAGAAGTGGTAGATGCGTTAATGATGGATGCCATTATTTAACTCCGTCTAATTGTTCTTGCGTAGGCTTAGCAAGGGTAGGATGATTCCATTCTTTGATGTAATCGCCTTTACCATCGCTATCGTTTTGAAGATGAATTGTGCCGTTGGGCGCAAAATCAAAGTCTGTCAAAGATGAATAAATTGCTTTAATTTGATCTATCAACATTATGATGTCCTTATCATTGAACCATTAAAAAATGTTGAAACGACACTTCCTTGTGTATTTGAAGTAGATTGAAAATATACATAAATTTCTAAATAATCTGTAGAACCATTGCAGTAAACTACAGAGCTTCCACCGCTTGAATAAACAACAGTAGCTGCTGCTGTAGTATCTTGACCCCTAGCATATTCGCTTCCGTTTTTCCATAAAGAAGCAAAAATTCTATTTTGAACTAAATTTGAGGCGACAGCCCACGAAATTTGATAATAACCAGCAATATTTGGTGTAAATCTACTTGATGAAACTAAATTGTTTGTATCAAAAACTTTGGTGTCAAAAGTAATTTTTGTTGTTGTGCCACCAGTAATTGATTGACCGCTTGCTTGCTGATAGCTAAACGCTGGCATACCACCACTGACCATAATTGTGCCAGTAGCATTTGGAAAGGTCGCAGTTACCGTTACTGCATCGGTAGGGGCAATAGTCGTGCTACCGCTAGTTGCTCCGTTAAGTACAAGAGTTCCCATATAAATCCTTTAAAGAATTACCCATCTGCAACCAGTCGTAACCGTAACTGTGTTTCCAGATGCTATTGTGATTGGTCCAACACTTTCACCGTTGTAGCCAGTTGGAAAAGTGTAATTAGTGCTGATATTTTGAGCATTGATGTAAATTGCGCCAGATGCTACTGCGCCAGTTCCCGTTGCTCCAGTTCCCGTCAATACCCATTTACTGCCGTTATAAATGATGCCGTAGATGCTTCCAACCACCAGAGTGCCAGAACTCAGCGCTGAACCTGATTCTAAAATCAAAGCTGTAGCAGCTAAAATTGTTGTGCCATTGACTTGGACAGTCACAGTAGTAGCGCCAGTGTTGGTCGCTGCCACCACAAATTGCAGTTGGCAACCTGTTGCAATCGTGCTAGTCGAAATGCCAGCAGGATAATTTAGAACGATAACATTGGCTGAACCAGTATCCGCTACATAGTTACTGTAGTTATTCAGATCATTTAAGTCGCTAATCACTTGTCCAAAATTGGTATCCAAGTAGGAAAGCGGGATCGTGCTAGTCTGCGTAGCAAAGGTATAAGCTGCGGATGATACGGGTTTAGTCACTAGAACCTCACTCTTAATTCGTGTTCAAACTCGAATCCATTTAGCACATAATTCGGGTTACTTGATGTTACTGTAATTCCAAGATATTTACCATACTGAGATGCGTCTGTCTTGTACAAACTGTAACCAACAGTACCCCAAGATATAGGTGTTCCAGCATTATTGCTCCACAGCTCTGTTTGCAAGTATTTGTTTTGCCAGTTCACTAAAGAAGTTAATGTGTATGGGGCGCTAGAACTGTTCTCATTGTCCACCGTTGTGTTCATCGTCAAACCAACGGTAGAAGTCGCTTCCACACCAATCTTAAGGGCTTGTTTTGTTCGGATAGGATCACCCATCGGCAACAGTGCGGTTTGTATGATCGTACTAATCGAACTATTGCTATCAGCATATAACTTATATAACTGATTGTTTTGTACGCCAAAAAGCGTTAACTTGCCGTTGATCGGCACATAAGTAATGTACGCAAGAGCGTTACCTTGGCTGGTGATAAACCATTTTTTCTCAAAGAACACCGCTTGGATATAGCGGTAGCTGTTTGTGAAAACGGCATCGTAATATCTGAAGTTAAAAGCAGCGCACAAAATATTGTTGATAAGGACTTGTCCAGCGTAAACAGGGCTAGAAAAATCAATATTAGGGAAAATACCATCTAAAGCATCAGACAGCTTGGTTGTGGTTGATCCCACTAGGGCGTACACGCCATAATCATTCATAAACAACACAGAACGGAAGTACGGGAAAATGGCGTACTGGCGCTTTGTTCCTACAGATGCGCTCACATTGGTGTTGGTAAACAAGGTGATACCAGCAGCGGTGACAATCACATCAGAGAACACATTGATGGAATCATCGCCAAAAATGTACAAAAAGTTGTTGGCAGACAGTAATTGGATGATGTTTCCGTGCAAAGTACTATCGGTAAGGGTCACTGATCCCGCAGAAACGCTTGTAAAGTCGCTGTATTCACCCGCAGCAGAGTAGGTGATGGTTCTGCCTTGCGCCACCCAAACACGCCCTGAAAAGCTCGCTATACCGCTGCTTGGCTGTGTGTTTACCACGCCTTGTAGCTTAGCAGCCGTAGTTGCACCGCCACCTGAAATGCTTACGACAAGGTTCGCTGTATTGGTGTAACCCGATCCAGGGTTAGTCATGACTACTTGAGTTACGGTATTACCGCTAATCACGGCTGTACCAGCAGCATTTGAGCCACCACCACCTGAAATTGACACAACCGTATTGGCAGCGTTTGTATATCCAGCGCCACCGTCAACCACATTGATTGTGACAGTGCCTGTAGCAAAAGTAAGCAATCCAGCTATTGCCGTTGCTCCTGATCCACCGCCACCAGTCAAAGTAACCGTTAAATTTGCTGCGTTGGTGTAGCCTGATCCACCTACGACAAGGTTAATTGAGCCTACCGTATTGCCACCAGCAACTAAGGCTGTAGTGGCATTGGCTTGTACACCCCCTACTTGGTCAGGTCCTGAAATAATGACAGTAGGCGCTGTGGTATATCCTGTACCTGGGTTGGTTATGGCAACAACGCCTACTGATCCGATTGTGACGGTATTATTGCCATCCCATGAAAACATACCCTTATATGGGTCAATAATCAGCATCCTGTCGTTGTACCACTGGGTACTGTTTACGCCAGAACTGCTAAATGTGCCAGCAGGAGCTACATTCCCAAAGGTGTTGTCTTGGACACGATAATACTGCGCTGAGCCATCTTGTTGAAATCCAACAACATAATCGCTTGTGCCAATATTGACAGATGTTAATTGCGTTACTGTGTTGGCAAAAGATACCGTAGTATTGCCAATCGTCACTGGACTACTGGTAGGTACGACTTTTAAGTTAGCGTATCCTACAGGTTGAGCATTTTCCACCCAAGAGAACTCAGTATCTTCAATAGCGGTGCGGTCAGCCTTAGTATTAAGCCCTTTAAATTGCTTAACAACTTGATACGATTTTTTCTGTTCCGCAGCAGCCATGTCTTAATATGGACTTGAGTAAACGCTAGGTATTCTACGAGTAAATACCGTGTTAAGTACTGATTGAGCGTGTTTTTGATATTCCTGCTTAAATATTTCAGCTTCACCAAAGCTCTGCTCGTAGTATTTAGCCAAATACGCAGCATAGAACTGTACGGGCGTGTAATATGGGTCTGCTATGACATCTGTTACGCCAGAATTAGCTAAAGTCAGAGCGTTAGGCAATACCACGCAGTCAATCTCTAGCTGGTACACCTGATCGGGTACTGGTCCTATGTAAATTTGCCCTTGACCGTAAATACTAAAGGCTAAAGGTCTGCCAATGTAGTTTTGCCAGAATCTGAGCCGTGCATTGAAGTCTGACCAAGGCAAGTAGTCCAAAGGCACACGAGTATTACCCCAATATAGGTTGATATTGATAATATCTAGGACTGTGTTGCCGTTGCTAGGAGATAATGGGCTTGTTCCCATCAAATTGGTCAGCGCTGCATACGAAATATTCTCCGCATTACCGACATATTGCAAGGTAGCTGTACCGTCTGCAAAGGGGGTGCTGGGAGGATAGTTGTTGTAATTGTTTTGTGTTGCTTGTGGGTACGGAGGAGCAGAAGATCCTGATGTACCACCTGTAACATATTGATAAGTATAAATATTACTAAAAACAAAAGTGTTTTGAGTAACTGTTGTATTTGCCACCCATTGAGTTGGGTATGCTGGTAATGCACTATTAACGGTTGCAGTAGGTGCGACCTGACAAGGTACTTGCGTAACGACTACTTCACGCAAAGCGCCTGTATCTCGTACTGTTCGCTCCCGTGCTTCGTTAATGTAATCTGTTAACTGTTGGTCAGTATAAAAGTTTCCATTAGCATCGTGGAGCAATCTACGAACTTGGGTGATGTAGCTCGATAAGGTTGCCATTTACGATCCATAATTCATGCTACCGCCTTAAGGACTTTTCCCCCTGCCTTTTTAGGAGGCAAGGGTACTCTTTCCACCAACGGGGATAACGATTGGTTCTTTGAGGGAGGTTCGGTGGAGATCTCCCATTGGGCGAGGATATCTAAACCCTTTTCCAAATCATTGCGAGAGATTATCCATCCTAACCGTGCCAAATAAGGTTCTTTGTTTTCATCTCCGTAACCAAAAATATGCCGAGCAACATTCTCTGGGATTTCTACAGTTTCGCCTTTTTTAAATTCATAAAAGACACCACCGTAACCGTCAGTTAGTTTTTTCTCAGAATTGTTGGTTACAAAGATATTAGACATTAGAAACTCACTACATCGCCATATACAGCAATAGTGGCAGTGTTAGCGACATTACCGCTAGCAGTGTTCACATTGACAAATAGGGCTTGGGTTGTAAAACCAGTAATAGCAGAACTGCTGTTATACGGACTAGCAATTGTAAGGTCTTGGTAAGTACCAGCGCCTGTCAAATTGGTTAGCGTTGTATTTGCTACTACAGCGTTAGAAATGTTGCCGTCAGAGCTAGTAGTTACAGAAATAACCACATTTGAGATATTCCCAATTGGATTATTTACAGTAATTCTACGAACAATAACGCCACCAGATCCAATGGTTGCATTAGCATTAGTTAAGCCACCACCTAACAACGGCAGGGTGATACCAGTAACGGTAGCGTTCCCTGCCGTGTTAAATGCTGTAGCTTGCTTAACAGCAATACGACCATTCCCGAATGAATCAAGGTAATACTGTGATACTGAATCAGGATTAGCCATTTATTGCTCCTTAGCTTGCGTTAAAAGTACCGCTGACATTCTGACCACCGTTTACGGTAGCTAATGTCAATGTACCAGCAGTAGTTGCGTTTGCAGCCACATTCACACCATCAGATACGAGGAATGTAGATCCAACATTGGCTAAAGTTACAGTAGTCCATGTTGCTACATTGGTTGTGGTGTTGTATGCAGACACAGCAGAAATACTGATATTTGCAGCTGGGAAAGCAATATAGCTACCAGCAGGAATAACTACACCAGCGGTTGGTACAGACAGTGTGGTTAACTGCCAATACGCACCAGGGGTGTTTGTATTAGTGCTGGAAATGAGGATTTTATTTAAACCGAGTGCCATGACTTAGCTCCTTATAAAGAAATAGAGTTGTAGCCAGAAACTCTGGTCATTGACTTAGGCTTGGTGCTTACTAATTCAGCAATCATCAAGACAGCGCCAACATAACCGATCTGCCAGTTTGGAAGAGTAGATTCAAAACCAGTAAATACGAAAGAACCCTGATCGTGGATGTAGAGGCTTAAGTAGTTGCTGTTAATGAAGTACAGAGTACCTTCTGGGCAATATGGATCTGGATAGATTGGAACACCAGCAACCATCAAAGCACGGAAAGCTGCTTGAGGACCGTTGCTGTCACCGTCAAAACCATGTCCTGGGGTGATTACATACTGCTCTTGACCTACATAGTCTTGAGCAAGGAGTGTCCAAGTACCGAATCCGCAAACACCGAATGTTGGAACTTCTGCACCCTTTTTAACTGTACCAGAGATGTACTGGAGTACATTCTGACGAGTTGGGTTTACTGAACCAGCATTGTAAACGGTAGATTTCCACCATGTATAGGTAGAACGGTTGATGTTACCGTAAGTCTGCAAGTTTGTACCATCGTCAATAGCACCAGGCAAACCAATAAACTGCTGAGTATTGGTGTAGTTGGTGTAAAGAGCTGTTGCCATCGCATCCATCATCACATTGGTTGCGTCATTCATACGGGCTTCAATCAATGGAATGATTGCATAGTCTTGCTGAACAGCGCCTTCCATACCGAGGAACGGTACAGGAGCGATCATGAGCTTGAGGTTAAATTCAGCGTTAAATGCACCTTGCTGAACTGCTGGCTGGTTAAATGAACCA